AAGATCGAGTTGGCAGAGAAGCACATCGTGTCTCTTCGTACCAACAATGACGAGCTGATCAAAGCCAAGCAAAGTATGATCGACGAGCTCGAAGATCGTGTAGCAGAAACTGAAGCTGCTATTCAAGTCGTGGCTGATAACATCTTGTCTTTGAGCGCAGAGATCGAGGATCATGACAAGGTATCCAAGCGTAAGCTAAAGCTACGTCAGATGGAGACAGATCTCGAGACCAAGATTCGTAAGTTTAAGAAAGAGATCTCGTTCTTCCACGACCACGATAATTGCCCGACATGCCGTCAGGGTATCGATCATGGTTTCAAAGAAGAATGGATTAGCAATCGTACGAACAAGACGAGTGAGATCGAAGGTGCAATGGCCGAGATCGAGAAGCAGATGGAAAACATCGAGACTCGACTAAACGAGATTGCCGATATCAATACTCAGATTACATCTTACAATACACAGATCACTGGTCATAATGCAGACATTCGTTCTTGGCAGAACTCGATTAAGACTCTCAACGCAGAGATCGAATCGATCAAGAACAATACACTTGCGATTGATACGAGCACTGACGATGTCGATGTTTTCAAGAACGATCTCAAGAATATCAAAGCTCGTAAGGAAGAACTAACATATCATCGTTCAGTTCTTGAAGTGTCTGGTGTTCTACTTAAGGACACAGGTATCAAGACGAAGATCATTAAACAGTATGTTCCTGTCATGAACAAACTCATCAATAAGTATCTCGCAGCCATGGACTTCTTTGTCCAGTTCGAATTGGACGAAAACTTTAATGAAACTATTAAGTCGCGTCACAGAGACGATTTCAGCTATGCCTCTTTCTCCGAAGGAGAAAAGATGCGCATTGATCTTAGCCTTATGTTTACCTGGCGGGCTATTGCTAAGCTCCGTAATTCTGCTTCGACCAACCTTCTCATTATGGATGAAGTCTTCGACTCGTCGCTCGACGTCGGAGGAACAGAAGAATTCATGAAGATTCTCGAAGGCCTCACTCAAGATACTAATACGTTTGTGATTAGCCACAAGGGTGATCAGCTCTATGATAAGTTCCATAGCGTGATCAAGTTCGAGAAGCACAAGAACTTTAGTCGGATTGCAGCATGAATCAGTGGATCGAAGAGAAAGACGGTAAACAGTATTGGTGTCAATACTTTTCGAAAGATGAACTCATACTTCTGAAAAAGTATCATACAGCAATTAATAGAATGACAAAACTAGATTATAGCAGGATTATAAAATGATCAGAGAAATTTTACTACATACGGATCCTATTCTGAAAGAAGAGATGCCGAAGTTTGACTTCGATAATCCGATCGTCAATCCTGTAGAACTCTACAACGATCTTGCCGAGACGATGATCGATGCTGAAGGCATGGGACTCTCGGCCAATCAGATTGGTGTACGTACTCGTATGTTCGTGATGAGAGCAGAGAACGTGATCGGTGTGATCAATCCGAAGATCATCGACGTATCATCAGAGATGGTAACACTCGAAGAAGGATGCTTGTCGTATCCAAATCTCTTCGTCAAGATCAAGAGACCGAAGTTTATCAAGGTTCGCTTCACGCACCCTGATGGCACGACCGAAACGAAGAAGTTTGATGGTATCACTGCTCGAGTCTTTCAGCATGAACTCGACCACTTGAATGGCATTCAGCATACGAAGCGAGCGAATACATATCATATGGAACAAGCTAAAAAGCTGGCAGCAAAAATAAACAGAAAAAACGGTGTACTTAAACCGAAAAATGAGTTATCTTTAGAAGTACAACAAATGATGGATTGGTTAAAAGCATGAGTGAAGATTGGGTAAGAGATATTTCTGGTATGCATCGTTATTACGGTGTCAATGAGAAGGTTCAGGACTTTGATGCCGAGAAGCTAAAGCAGTTTCTTCGGTTTCGTATGACGTTCCTCGACGAAGAACTGACTGAAACAAAGAATGCGGTGAACGCCAACGATGCAGAAGAAATCGTTGATGGTCTGATCGACCTATGTGTCGTGGCTATCGGTACATTGGATTCGATGGGTATCGATTCGTATGAAGCATGGAATAAGGTACTTCGTGCTAACCTTTCAAAGGAGGTTGGTATCAAGCCAGAACGACCGAATCCTCTCGGTCTTCCAGATCTGATCAAACCTGCTGGTTGGAAAGCTCCGAGCCATGCTGGCAATCACGGTCTCCTAGGAAAGTTGCCTAAAAAATCATGAAAATATGCGTCTATGCTATCAGTAAGAACGAAGAACATTTTGTAGAAAGATTTTGTAATTCTGCTGCAGATGCAGATCTAATCATCATCGCCGATACTGGTAGCACAGATGCAACTGTTGAACTTGCGCAAAAACATGGTGCAATCGTCAATAGCATTTGCATTACTCCTTGGAGATTTGATGATGCTCGTAATGCTGCGCTCGCTTTAATTCCTCGAGATGTTGATGTATGTGTAAGCTTAGATCTTGACGAAGAACTTCAGCCCGGATGGCGAGAAGAAATTGAGAGAGTATGGACTGCAGACACCACTCGTATGACATATGGTTTTGATTGGGGTGCAGGCATCGTTTTTAAATACGAAAAGATTCATGCTCGTCACGGTTATCGTTGGACTCATCCTTGCCATGAATATCCTATTCCATATGGTATCGAAGAGAAGTACACAGACACTGACATGTTGTTGGTAATCCATAAGCCTGATTCTTCAAAAAGTAGAGGTCAGTATCTACCGCTGCTCGAGATGTCGATCAAAGAAGATCCACATGATCCGCGAAATGCATTTTATTATGCGCGTGAACTGTCTTTCCATGGACTTTGGCAACAAGCGATCGATGAGTGTAATCGATACCTCGCTCTTCCTGGTGCCACGTGGCCCAATGAAAGATGCTACGCATATCGTGTGATGGCTCGTTGTTATAATGAGCTCGGCGACTGGGAAAATGCCATGAAATCTGCGAGATTAGGTGTAACAGAAGCACCTTACACTCGTGAACCATGGTGTGAAATAGCAAAGCTGTCATATCAAAGACAAAATTGGTCTGAATGCTATGGCGCTTCTATGTCTGCTCTTGCTATCACCGATCGTGAGTTTGTTTATACCGTAGATCCTGAAGTGTGGGGTTCGATGCCTTATGACTATGCTGCCATCTCTGCATGGCACCTTGGCATGCCAGCAGAGGCAGAAAAGCAAGTGCTGAAAGCCCTCGAGTTTGAGCCAGACAACGAACGGCTAAAATCGAATCTCGAATGGTTCAAAAAATCTTCATAAAATAGTTTTGTTTCGAAAATAAAGCATGTACAATTAATCCAATTCTTGGTAAGGTGGACCTATAATCAAGAAGGAAATAATTATGACTGCATTCGTTAAGAGCAATTTTGAATACCATGGCGGATACCTCCATTACAATACCGCCGCCGGCGAACGTAAGTTTGTCGCCCGCTTTAAGCGCGGCCCAATTACCAAAGCCAAGTTTCAAGCCGCGCTGATCAAGTATTACGATGTAGATGCCTACTTCGCCCGTCTCGTTGGACCTTACAACGCATACGGTGAAGTTCCTTTTCAGATCATGATGAATGACGGTATTATTTGCCGCCATTACAAAACTCGTGAGTTTATCATTGACGGAAAGGCACTCTAATGGATAAGTATGACATCCTTCGCTCTCTTCCGAGTCTACCTCTTTTCAAGGCACGTGACTTTGCTATAGCAATTCTTCGTGAAATCCCTGTACCTCCGATGACTAATAGCAGTATACCAGCTATGAGAAAGCGTGCTAGTGTGAATAAACTTATTCGTGACATTGAAAATGCAAACTCACCGTTTTCTATTAGCCAGACTATGTGGAATCTTGATCAAGCCAAAGCGGGTTTGAATGTAGCAAACTCCGCGTGGGACAAACATTACAAAAGTATTTAAATTAAATGTGTACATATTATGAAAGATGTGGTAGATTAAAATTATGACTGAACTATTAGAAAAACTTAAAACCGTCTTTTCCGTAACCGAGCCTGGCTTGGTGATCGATAAAGATTTCCTACAACTTCGTGAAGATATGAAGGCGCGCCTTAATCAAGGCACCCGAAACGACTTCAAGTTTACCAAAGACGTCGACTGTCTGGTCCTCGAAGAGTGGCTCATCAAGAAAAACATCGTTCTTGGTCCGCGGCCTGAGCACTGTGAAAAAAGCGGAGCATGCGTTTATGACGTTCGCGTCGACGATGCTTACATCGATTTCAAATGCATCGATGAGAACCTGTACTATAACGTTTCTGAGCAAAAGTTGCAGACACATCCATGGGTGCAAGAAGGCATCGATGCCGGGCGCTTGACTCATTATTGTTTTTATCGGATGCATCGTCCCGAAGATCGGCCACTCCGAGAAAATGATGTGGTGACATTCGAATTAATCAATGTACTTAATTCGCAATATGTAGTAGATTCATTAATGCCTTCCAAATTCGATGGCAAATTTTATAAGGTGCCTAAATATGTCTAAAGAACGTGAATCAATTAAAGTCCTCCAAGAGTGTGCTGAAATCCAACTGAAGAAGTCGAAAGACTATCAGAACGAAGCATCACGCATTCGCCAAGCTGACTACTATCCTCGTGGTGTAGCTACCATTACCGATCTCATCTATGCTAAGACTCTGCGTATGCAGTCAGTCATTGAAGCCATGGAAAAAGATCCTACTTACACGCCTAACTTCGAATCCATCGTAGACTCTGCAATGGATTTGATCAACTATGCGTCGTTCGTAGTGTCTTATTCTCGTGGCAAGATGGACGGTCAATCACCTGATCGTGACTTTCTTAATCGTCCTGTCAAGATAGTTGGCGCGAATGTTGGAGGTAATCTTGCTGAAGGTTGAAGATATTCGTAATCACTTTATCGGTGAATTGATGGACAGTAACTTTGTCACTGATAAGACTGGTGTCAAAACCATCGAGATGATCGGTGCTACATTCGAAGCTGATGAACCAACCATCTTCGGTGAAGTCAACGAAGAGTATGTCGAGCGTGAGCTTGCTTGGTATAAGTCGATGTCACTGAGTGTCAATGATATTCCTGGTAAGACTCCTGCCATTTGGCAGCAAGTGGCCGATGAAAATGGTTACATCAACTCGAATTATGGTTGGGCAATTTGGCATGAAGATAACTTCAATCAATACGCCAACGTTCTAAAAGAACTTCGTTGCAATCCTAATAGTCGTCGTGCTGTCATGATCTACACTCGTCCTACGATGTGGTATGATTACAATTTCAATGGCATGTCCGACTTTATGTGCACTAATGCAGTGCAGTATATGATTCGTGATGGTCAACTAGTTGCTATCGTGCAGATGCGTTCCAATGATGTTGTCTTCGGCTATCGCAACGACTATGCATGGCAGTCCTATGTTGCTAATCAACTGTCTGATGATCTTCATCTTAAGACATGGCCAAAGATCATCTGGAATGTCGGCAACCTTCATGTATATGAGAGACATTTTGATAAGGTAAAATAATGAAAGACGTTTTATATTATTCGACTTTGAGTGGCCACGATATCAGCGATGATGTCGTGGTCGTTGGTCTGTGCCCTTCGAGCAACGATGTCCGTTCGAGATCAGATACGTATTGGCGTCTCAAGAACTGGATGAACATCGTAGGTCAATATGCATACGACTTCTACAACGTGATTCCTGATATTGTTGACGCAGATCCGAAGATGGCGAACGTCAATCTTGAGGATATAAATACTAAGCTAAGCAAGTTTAGAGATAAGAAGGTGATTGCTCTCGGCAACTTTCCTTCGAAGGTACTCGACAAGCTTGGCATAGATCACCTCAAGATCGGTCATCCTTCAATGCGTAATAGAAAGTGGAACGACTTTCGTAACGTAACGATGACTCTTGAAAATATGAAAGATTATCTGCGTGGAACTCACTGAATATTATGACGAGTATATCCGATATTTCCATCTAGCAAAGGATCAGCAAGCCAAGTGCAATCTTGGATCTGTACCATACCTCGAATCAAATATGAACGACGACCTCTTAGAGAACGTAGAGCTCTATGACGTCGTCGAACGTAAGTTTGCAGGCTTCTCACAAATCGTCAACGATGTGTTCTATGGTTGGACTCCTGAACATCCCTATTGGGACAAGATGGAGAAAGGTCATCATACATACCAAAGGAAAACGATTGCCACCGACTGGACTGGCAAGCACTCTGACTTTCAATTAGCGGAATGGCTCTACATATTCCTTCTCCACCGTGTGACTGGTTCTGGTATCAACTACTCGGTAAAACCTTCGGGCTATTCGAATACGATTCTTCCGCATCTCTATAAGTTTAAAACTATCGAAGAGATGACGCGATTCATCAACGTTTATCCATATCCATTCTACACCTCTGTGGGTTATCAGTTTCCTTCCTTTCCAAAGCCGAAACCTGGCTACAAGAGAGGCGGAGATTACTACCTTTCTGAGTATGCACCTCGTCTTTGCCGAGAAATGGCAGAGTGGCTCGAAGGCAACAACTCCAAGAAAGATCTTCGCGAAATCGGAGAATGGATGTTTGATTGGAATACCAAGAATGGACTTCGTGTTTATCGATTCCAGTATGCGGCATTCGTAGCAGACATCGCCGATTGGTTTCCACAGTATGTCAATCTCGAAAGCCCATTCTACTATGGTACGAATGCTGTCGAGTGCATCTCATATCTAGCAAACAACACTGATAAGTTGCAAAAAGAAAAGTTCCTTGATAAGGTAATGGAGAAGATTTATGCTGACACAGGTGCGTTCCCCTACAATGCAGAAGATGTATGCTGCGACTTTATCCGATGGGTCGAGAACTATGTGAAACCGGGTGGAGCTTATAATCATCTCGATTTTGACTCACTGTGGTCGTCATGCAAAATTAAAGATCACCCGTATGGTCGACAAAAGGCAATGCTGGATCTAGGCCTCGTGAGAACTTTCAATGGTATGACAAACCATCCATCCGATGATACTGTTCTCAAGCAAGCTGGCATGAGTGTACAAGACTATAAGGCAAAAGTCAATGAACTTGTTAACTGAATTGCTCGGTGAACACGAGTTTGATATTCAATATCCCAATATTGCCGAAGTCGAATATGACGACAAAGGTAAACCTAAACAATCGTGGATGAAAGATTGGACTCAGGAAGAACGCACTGAAAAGTTCTTCGAGTTCTGTCGTGAGTATGACTTACGTCGTGACTCGCTTCTTCGTGACAATTATCAGCAGTTCAGTCATCGCTTGCATTGGCATGAATGTCCATTCGTTGACGAGATCAAGCAAGTCGATGACTTTCAAACTGTACTCGAAGCGTGCCTTATCTTCTCATTTAGTAATGAACACTGGAAAACTTTTAAGGCATGGCAATCTGGCGGTCCAGAAGCCATGCGTACTCGTTTTATATCTGAACGTCATGCTCGCTCAGATCTTTTTCAAATCTATTATCCAAAAGATACGAGTGTAAAAGATTGGCTATGTGAAGTTCCTACGGCATTTGCAGAGAAGCATGCTGAAAGCTTGTTTGAGAAACGCAATCGTCCTTATACGATGATGGAGTTTGCCAAGAAGTTGAACACGATCTTTGTTGAAGAGTTTGGCTTTCGTAATGCCATGTATCCTTGCAAGAACGCGGCTCGACATGTAGCGATGACTCATCCCGACTGGGTGGATCCTGACTCGTTTCTCCATGGTGGTACAGGTTACTTCGATGGTCTGAGTCAGGTATTCGATTGCCCGAATCTCATGAGCAAGAGTAAGTACGAGATCAACGAGTTCGGTGAGTATATTCCTCTGAACGATGCGGCTAAGATGCAAGTCGAGCATATGGATTATCTGAAGGCACATCCTTCCAATCCAATTCATACACATAACTATCTTAATCTCGAAGACAAGCTGTGCATGCATTATAAATATATGGCAGTCAAGTTTGGCGTGAAGTCACAGACGATGCAAATCCCTTATGATTGGGTATATCCCATTGAATGGTCTCTTCGGACCAATAATTATGATAGGCTAACGAATGTCGCATAATAAACACGTCATTGACGGAGTGAACAAAGACGTAGGCATTTACGGTTGGGAAAAAGCCAGAGAATATTACCTCAGTCTCGCAGAAACATGGACTGATCCATATCCTGATCCAGTGGTAACCGTACATGATGGAGTTCGATGTGTACGAGACGATCTCATCACTGGAACGAAAGTTCGTGGCGGTGATTGTTTGTTATCGAGAATCAATCAGTCGACTGTCGTGTATGTCCAACCTCGTACTGGACTTGCAGGCGTTTCTCTTCTCGACGTGGCAAAACGCCACAATAAAAAGGTGAAGTTGTTCATGCCTTCATCACAAACGATCTCTCATCATCAAGCATGCTGTATCGAACAAGGCGCTGAAGCCTCGTTTCATCGCATCGCTGCCATGCCGAATCTGAATAAGATCGCCAAAGATTGGGCAGATTCTCAAGAAGATGCATTCTTCGTTCCTCTCGGGTTGAAGCATGAATTCGTCACCGCTGGTATCGTGAAGGCAGCATCGAAGATCGAAGCACCAGATGAGGTATATGTAGCCATTTCCACTGGTGTACTCTCACGAGCAATGCAGATCGCATGGCCAAATGCCAAGTTCCATTCAGTTGCAGTGTCTCGTAACCTGAAAGCTGGCGAACTTGGTCGAGCCGATGTCATCTCTGAGCCGATGCCATTTCAACAAAGCGAGAAGGCAGAGAATCTTCCACCGTTTCCTTGTATCGATACTTATGACGGCAAAGTTTGGAAATACATTCCAAAAAACACTGGTAAAAATATCTTGTTTTGGAATGTCGGCAAAGAGCCAGTGCTGAATGATCCTACGATCTACGATCGCGTAAATAGTTACCGAGATTGGCCAAAAAATGATGTACAATATAGAACACTTGATATATAAGGGATAATATGAAAACTCTTATTACATCTCCATTCACACCCGTATCTTCTAACATCCATTCACACCGAGCTGCGCAAGCTGCCATCTATGCAGAACAAATTTCTACAGAGAATGGTGGGTTGGTTCATCTCGATCGAACTGGTGATATTCATGATGACATCAATTCTTTTGATAACATTTATGTGTATCATGGAAACGATTGGTTCGGTTCTCTGAATCTCTTCGGTGGTATGAAAAATTACGGGAATATCGACAACCTAATTCGATTCTCCAAAATTGATAAAACCAAAAAAGTCTATTCCCTTTGGATAGATCATCCAAAGTACAGCGAGATGCTCGAGCCTCGTCTGAACGGTGAAATCCATCCTGACTGGCATAAGGTCGACTGGGAAAACCTGAAGTATATCGAAAACAATGCCATCACAATTCGAGAGATTGAGATCGTAAATCGTGCAGTGGCCGGTGATAGTCATGCCATTTGCATGTATCGTCCAGGTTGGTTCGTCAACTCGGTTCCTTTCAAGACTCTACACGGTGCACTCAAAGAAGGTCTACAGACTTTCATTCAGCCTCATCATGAGATTGCTGAATTTTATTTTGGTAACATCGACGTACGCCACCATCTCTGTCGTCAGCCTGATCCCGAAGCGGCTACTCGAGATTTGGCGAATAGATACTATACACAGCTCAGTAGTCTTGATCTTGCTAAGGTCTATGCATACGAGTTGCTTCCTATCGAGCATGAATCCCGAGTCCTTCCAAAGACTGGATACTATAAGGGTACTCCGTTCTATGGTTCATGGGAAGATCGTAATAGATGTCGCCTTATCTTCAAGGACGAGATGAGAAAGCTGTGTGCTCAAGGCAGTGTCAACTTCATCGAGTGGGTTGATCCGCTTCTGAATGACAGAGGCGAGCTCGACTTTGAATGTATGGAAAAGCCAAAGTCCGTGCATCTCTCCCGTAATTCATATCCGCATTGGCAAGGTCGTAAATGGAGCGGCTTGTCAGAAAATAAACCTGCAACTCTTGAGGACTTTTTTACATAATGAGCAAAGATATTTTTATTCCCGGTTTACCAACGAAGCATCTCAGTGAGTATAAATACAATGAAGGCGAATCACTCAAAGAAATTCAGTCTTACATCGATGCTACTTACGAACAGCATTATTCCCGAAATAAATTTCAAGCAACAGAATTCATCATTGATGCTGGTCACGGAACTGGTTTCAACATCGGGAATATGATGAAGTACACTCAACGATATGGTCGTAAGGGTGATCCCGCCGAATGGCGAAAGGACCTGATGAAGGTTATCCACTACGCAATTATGCAACTCCACGTTCATGATACTGAAAATAAGGATTAATTATGGGTATTGAAATTAATGTTCCAATGGAAGAGCTACGCAAGCGCAAGCTCTTTATTGCCGCACCAATGTATGGCGGCCAATGCGCAGGTATGTTTACACGTTCGATCGCAGATCTCTCGGCACTCTGCACACACTACGGAATCCAAGTGAGATTCTACTTCCTCTTCAACGAATCACTGATTACTCGAGCACGTAACTACTGCGCCGACGAGTTCATGCGTTCAGGTGATACACACTTGATGTTCATCGACTCGGACATTGGATTCAATCCTAACGACGTGATCGCTCTTCTCGCTCTGCAAAATCCAGATGCAGCAGAAGACAAATATGACATCATCGCTGGTCCATATCCAAAGAAGTGCATCAGCTGGGAAAAGATCAAGCTAGCTGTCGATAAGGGCATGGCTGACGAGAATCCAAACGATCTTGAAAAGTTTGTGGGCGACTACGTCTTCAATCCAACCGGTGAAACTCGTGAAATTCCTCTCGGCCAACCAGTCGAAGTACTCGAATCTGGTACAGGCTTCATGATGATTCGCCGTAACACCTTCGAGAAATTCCAAGAAGCATATCCTCAGCAATTCTACAAGCCAGATCACGTTCGCACCGAACACTTTGATGGTAGCCGCGAGATCATGGCTTACTTCGATACGCCTATCGATCATAAGCGTACGAACATCGATGCCGAGCTTGCAGAGTTCTTGAAGCAAAATCCAAAAGCAAAACCGGCCGAAATCCTTGCATTCGTCAAAGATCCTAACAATGGTTTGCTGAAGGATTACTCGAAGCGTTACCTCTCTGAAGACTACATGTTCTGTCAGTGGGTTCGCAATGCTGGTATGCATGTATGGCTATGTCCATGGATGGAACTGAAGCACGTTGGTTCGTATGTATTCGGTGGTTCTCTACCAGATATTGCACGCATCGGTGCTGCAGCAACTGCAGATCCTTCTGCGCTTGGTAAAAACAAATAAGTGTACAATTAATACAAACCTTGGTATATTGAATATTCCGAACATATGGAGATTTATTATGAAATTAGATAATGATACGTTGCAAGTACTTAAGAACTTCTCGGCTATTAACAAGAACATTATGTTCAAGCCTGGAAATGTGATCCGTACTATTTCGAGTACAAAATCTGTTCTTGCGAAAGCAACAATTAAGCAAGAATTCGACAAGGGTTTTGCCGTATACGACCTCTCACGGTTTATCGGTACTCTTTCCTTGTTTAATGATCCTGAGATTGAAATCAAGGATTCGCACGTCGAACTCATCGAAGGCAACAACAAGTTTCAGTACGCTGTCACTGATCCTTCGCTGATCATCGTTCCACCAGATCGTGAGATTGAATTGCCTAATCCTGAAGTCAACTGCTTGATTTCAGAAGAAGCACTCAATCGAGTGATGAAGGCGCTGGCAGTTTCTCAGCTTCCTGAAATCGCCATCGTTGGTAAGAACGGCAAGATCTTACTTCAAGCTGTCGATACTCGTGGCACTAGCAACGACTCGTTCAGCATCGAAGTTGGTGAAACTGAAGCTCGCTTCCGCATGGTATTCCGTTCGGATTGTATGAAGTTGATTCCAAGTTCTTATGACGTATCGATCTCTTCCAAGGGCCTCAGCCACTGGAAGGGTGCAACAGTAGAATATTGGATTGCTGTTGAATCCAACTCCTCGTTCGAGGCTTGATTATAATGGGCGGTGTTTTGGCATCGCCCACTTTTTGTGACGGAGATATATTATGCTTGAAGATTTTTTGTGGGTCGAGAAGTATCGCCCAAAGACCGTGTCCGACACTATCCTGACTGACGAACTCAAGAAAACATTTCAACAGTTCGTAGATCAGAAGAACATTCCTAATCTCATTCTCTCTGGCACCGCAGGCGTTGGTAAGACGACTGTGGCCAAAGCCATGTGTGAAGAACTTGGATGTGACTACATCGTTATCAACGGTTCGATGAATGGCAACATCGACATGCTGCGTAACGACATCTCTCAGTTTGCTAGCTCTGTGTCCCTGATGGGTGGCAGAAAGATGGTAATCCTCGATGAGGCCGACTATCTGAATCCTCAGTCCACTCAGCCAGCTCTACGTAACTTTATGGAGGAATTCAGTGCAAACTGTGGATTCATTCTTACTTGTAATTTTGTCGATCGGATTATTGAGCCGCTCCATTCTCGATGCTCGGTTATCAAATTTAAGATTCCTAAGTCAGAACTCCCATCTCTTGCAAAACAGTTTATGCAAAGAGTATGTGGAATCCTCGAGACTGAATCGGTTTCTTATGAAAAAGCGGTCGTTGCTGAAGTCATCAAGACACACTTTCCAGATTGGCGACGTGTTATTAATGAGCTCCAACGCTATAGCGCTACTGGCGGGATTGACACTGGGATTCTTAGGAATTTCTCGGATTCTGCTCTTGCCAAGCTAATCGGTTACATGAAGGATAAAAACTTCACAGCCGTTCGTAAGTGGCTTGGAGAGTCTGACATTGAACCTACCGAATTCTTCCGGGCCTTCTTCGATAAGGCAGAAGATCATATTGGTAAGGGTAGCATGCCTCAGTTGGTGCTACACCTCGCAAAATACCAGTATCAAAATGCATTCGCTGCGGATCCTGAGATCAACCTCATGGCATGTCTGACCGAGATCATGGCCGACTGTGAGTTTCTGTGATTTGGAAAAAGAAAACCTGTCCAGTCTGTGAGAATAAGTATCCTAAGACTGCTCGATTTCATGAGCTCCGTTTAGAAACTTTAGACGGAACTCATGAACTTGAGATTTGTGAAAAATGTGCAGACTTCCTTGATGAGTCTGCCGACGTGATTATGAAAGGACGTAGCGATGAAGGCATTCGACTTCGTGACATCGATCAACTCGACCAAGAAGAACCTGATGAAAGGTACGGAGAATGACACCCTCGCCGAGAAGACTTATAGTCCTTGGCTAACAAATCGTTCTCTGTCCTACTTTGCGGATAGTATCCATGCCGCAAACATGATGAACTGCAACCACCACCTCGACAACAAACTCCAATATTCTTTTTTGATAAATATCATACGACCTAGCAAACGCTTTGCGAAGTGGGTGAAAAAAGAAAAGGATGGAGATCTCGAAGCGGTTGCAGAGTATTACGGTTATAACCGTCGTGCTGCCAAGGCAGCTCTTGATATCCTCTCCTCTGAACATATAAAAATAATAAAGAAAAAGATTCAGAAGGGTGAAACATGAGTGTTTTAGAAAGTTTAATTGAAGTGAGGCTCGGCGAAGAGGATGATTTCCTAAAAGTTCGTGAAACTCTGACTCGTATCGGCGTGGCTTCTCGGAAAGACAAGACTCTTTATCAGTCTTGCCATATTCTACACAAACAAGGCAAATATTATATCGTCCACTTTAAAGAGCTCTTTGCTCTTGACGGTAAACCTACAGATTTTTCAGACGAAGATAAAGGCCGTAGAAATACTGTCGTCAAGCTTCTCTCCGACTGGGGATTGATCGCTGTTGTTGATCAAGAAAAGATCACAGAGCCTCAGACTCCATTGAACCAAATTAAGATCCTTCCATTCAAAGAAAAAAATGAATGGAGTCTCGTGACAAAGTATAATATAGGAAGAAAAAAATGAGCAAGCATGTAAAATTCGTAGAGTTCATCAATGAGACTGGCGGAAAGTATCTCGTCAATGTCGATCTCTTGATTGGTGTGGTTGAGCATCGTGGCAAGGTCATGATTCGTACTGTCGACGACCGTGGTTCTGATACCATTCTCGATACCATCGACGAAGTTGTAGAGAAGCTAGCAGCTCTTAACGACTAATAACTCCTAAAGTTTTTAAAAAAAATACGCTCAGATTAATTTCTGGGCGTATTTTAGCATGTACATTATTTCGAAAACAGGGTATCCTGGGTATATGATGATGAAAGGAAATATTGACATGCTTACTCTCTCGGACATCAACGTTCTCACCAACTCCAAGGATGGTGACATCTACTCGGACCTTTATAAGGACGTGTACGGCAGCCGTCCTCGTTACGCGCAGTTTCGTGATCTTGAAGAATTTCAAGATGACTACGACTTCCTCTGCAATAAGCTTGATGAGCAGATCGAGCAGCAGCAAGTCGAGCAAGCTCGTAACTTCGTTGAGTTTGTTGCTCGTGTCGAAGAGACGATGCAGATCGTCGAAGGTGCCACTCGCGAGCGTGCGATCGAGATCATCGCCGATGCCGAAGGTATCTCCGAAGGCGAGTTCGATTTCTACGGCCTCGAGATTCTCGAGTATCGCTTCGAACTCAAGTTTGGATCGATCTCACGGTGGCTGTCTGAATAAAATCATCCATACCGAAAATACCGGTGTACAATAATCAGAAACCGGTGTAAGATGATATTATCAGTTGAAAGGAAATATATAATGACTCTTACCGTTGAACAAATCGAAACGACATTCGCTGCGCCTGCCGAAGGCCTTGCCGATAGCTATTACCCTGTTCTAGCCTATTGGATTCCGATCGAAAAACTCGAAGAAGTCCGTGCCGCCTATCGTGCTACCGATACGACTATCCGTATTCGTTATCGTGGACCTCGCACCGTTTCTGTCGGCCGCGAAATGTCTCGTCCAGATAAGACTACTTATACTCGCTCGTATCATCGCGCGATGCAAGATTGTCTGATTGCCGACGCGACTCATTTTACTGTTTACGACTATACCGCGCGATAAATTGAATATATATGATTAGGAGATTATTTTATGAACGTCGAACTTTTTGCATTTCCTACGATGGAAAATCCGAAAGCAGTAGAAGATACATTCTGTGATCTTCTTAACGCAAAACGTAGAGGCGAATCTCTTCCTGTCGAAGCACTCGATTGGATGGATACCGCCAACAATTGGTTATTGGAGTCGAAGTAATGCCAAATGAAGCAAAAGGTGGAACGTTTGCACCAGCAGATATGGATTTGCTGAAGCGGGCTCTTCGTTATTATAAAGATATGCTTGTGAGTACAGAAGAGAGCGAACGTGCTTCGTCTCCAGAGCTAATGCAAGTGGCCAATCTTCTTCATCGAATAGGTCGTATTGCCTAAAGTTAATGCGCCGTTAGCTCACCTGGATAGAGCGCGAGTCTTCTAAACTTGAGGTAGCAGGTTCGAGTCCTGCACGGCGCACCATACTCCTGTAGCTCAATTGGTTAGAGCCGACCGCTCATAACGGTTTGGTTAGGGGTTCGAATCCCTTCGGGAGTACCACGTCACGGTGGCAGAGTGGTCCAATGCACAGGTCTGCAAAACCTGAAAGCCGCGGGTTCGAATCCCGCCCGTGACTCCATTTTTGAGTACGTAATATGATTGAAGAAGCAAAGCAAGCAATCCTAGATTCGAGTCAGAGTTCATCAGTCTACATTGGTTGTGACTCAATTCGTTTTCGAAAGAATAAGCAGTGGTATGCGAAGTACAGTACTGTCGTGATTGTCCATATGGATTCGAAGAAAGGCTGTCGCCTCTTCCACGAATCGATTGATATGCCTGACTATGGTAACCTGAAACAGCGTCTGCTGACTGAGGTCCAACATGCTGTTACGACTGCCACTGAAATCATTGATGTGATTGGTGATCGCCACTTGGAGATCCATCTTGACATCAATTCTGATCCAAAGCACAAGTCGAGTGTTGCCGTCAAGGAAGCACTTGGTTGGGTGAAAGGTTCTCTTGGCCTCGACGCGAAGATCAAGCCTTCTGCTTTTGCTGCTACTCATGCTGCTGATCACGCTGTACGTCATTTAAATTGAAAATAAACATGTACAATTAAGCGTGAATCGTATAGAAGGGTATAAATAAGAGTTCATTGGTCTAGTAGCTCAGCTGGTTAGAGCACTCGCCTGTCACGCGAGAGGTCGAGGGTTCAAGTCCCTTCTAGATCGCCAGTTATGTCGGTGAAGCATTAAAGTGATGCGTCAGTCTCCAAAACTGAAGAACACGGAGCGTTACCGTGCACCTTCGCCAGTTTGTTCTTTCTCATTGTTGTTCGCGTCTATAGCTCAGTTGGTAGAGCACACCCCTGATAAGGGTGAGGTCGTAGGGTCGGAGCCTACTAGACGCACCAATGGAGGGTGCTGAGGTTGGCTCCTCACACAGTCTTGAAAACTGTAGTTACCGAAAGGTAAATGGTTCGATGCCATCACCCTCCTCCAATTTTAATGCGGAAGTAGCTCAGTGGTAGAGCTTCTCGTTGCCAACGAGATGGTCGGCGGTTCGAATCCGCTCTTCCGCTCCATGGCCCGGTCGTCTAGTGGCTAGGACACCGCCCTTTCAAGGCGGAGAAGCGGGATCGAAACCCGTTCGGGCTACCAAGTTTTAGGAACGTGGGCAGGACGGTAATGCAACGCACTGCTAATGCGTACAACCTGTAATGGGTTGACAGGGTTCGACTCCCTGACGTTCCGCCAAATTATGTGGTTTGTTTGCATAGAAAAGAGATGAGGCCGACCTCATGTAACCCCATCGAGCAAACAGTAATACAAAGCAGCGGGGACTGTTCCACTTCGAGTTGAGGGTAATACTAGGGCAATATCAGACGGTATGTGCGTATGCAGGTGTCGTGAGGTGCCGTGCAATCGGCGGGGTCTGATGACAGTTTATGGTGGTCGAGGTGTTAATGGATACATGCTGGATTGTGAATCCGGAGTTGCGGGCTCGATACCCGTCGATCACCCCATTTTGTTGTGTACATTAATTCTTTTTTGGTTTAAGATGGATCTATAATCAGAAAGGAAACAAAATGCTCAACTACACTCTCACCATCCGCAATGCTAAAACCAATAAGGTTCTTCGTAAGATTGAGTATAAGAACCACAGCGGTCATGCTATGATGGATGAATGCTTCTATTGGAGGCAGCATTATCGTGGTAAAGGAATTCAGATTACCACAGATTGGTAATCAATGGGGGTATAGGCCAATTGGTTAGAGTCAGCGGACTTAAAATTCGCACAGTGTGGGTTCGAGTCCCACTACCCCTACCAAATTATTTTTCATACCGTGCATTTTTTAGTGTACATTTTATCATATCTTTGGTAGTATGAATAATAAGCTAAAGGAAATTGTTATGGAAATATTTGTTTTGATGGGTGCGATGGATTACGATGCGCATTATGTTCTCGGTGTTTATGCTTCTGAACAAGAAGCTGTAGATGCCTTGGGTGTTTATCTTCGTGATGAGACGATGCCCGATCGTTATTATATCGATCGCCGTGTACTAGGTGCACCGGCGGAATATGATTCCGATCCTCATCGGCATCTGTAAGTTTAATATGGACGATTAGCTCAGTAGGTAGAGCAACGGGCTTTTAACCTGTGTGTCCTGGGTTCGAGCCCCAGATCGTTCACCAATTTGAAAGAGTATATTATGAAATACGAAGATTGGATTTTACTCCCATTACCAAAGTCCCCTCTCGTACCAAACAAAAAGTACAGAGGTAGTAAAGTGACTTGGTCTAGTGGTGCAGTAGCGTACTATTGGGTAATGTATCAGTTTTAATTTTATGGACCATTAGCTCAGTTGGTAGAGCGCGGGACTCTTAATCCTTAGGTCGTAGGTTCGAGCCCTACATGGTCTACCATAAACGCGCCCTTTACGGTTGAAACAGACTAGGGTGTTAGTGAATGATTCTCTCTCATGCTGCAGCACTTAATGAGAGACCGTTAAATAGCTAACCGATGCCGGACTGCGAAAGTGTCCGGAGCTATTCATGGGTCGGTAAAGCCGGTGGCTCCGGCAGTCAGACTGTAAATCTGATCCGTTCGCGGGGGAGGATCGATACCTCACTGGCCCACCATTTGTAATGCCCTTTCCTCTAATGGTAAGAGAGCGGACTTTGACTCCGTCAATCTAGGTTCGAGCCCTAGGAGGGCATCCAATTTGTATATATAGATAGCATATAACGGGGATTAGCACAGTCTGGTCAGCGCGCCTGCTTTGGGAGCAGGAGGTCGTAGGTTCGAATCCTACATTCCCGACCATTATTGCCCTTATAGCTCAGTTGGTAGAGCAGTTGATTTGTAATCATCAGGTCCGGCGTTCGAGTCGTCGTGGGGGCACCAGAATAAAGCGGGCGTGGCGTAGTGGTAACGTGATTGGCTTCCACCCAGTAGTTGAGAGTTCGATTCTCTCCGTCCGCACCAGAATAACGGCACAGTAGCTCAGTGGTAGAGCAATGGTCTCATACGCCATCCGTCGATGGTTCGAATCCATCCTGTGTCACCAAAGATTGGGGGATTAGCTCATTTGGTAGAGCGTCTGATTTGCATTCAGAAGGTGAGCGGTTCGATCCCGCTATCCTCCACCAATCTAGGCTTCCTTTGCTGAACCCCGTGGGTAACCACATAGCGAAAGTGATAGCGTTACTGTTCGAAAAGTAACTAACTATCTGGGAAGATACAGCGTCCGGACGTAATGTATCAAGGCACACTTAGGAAGCCACTCGCCTTTGTAGCTCAGTTGGTAGAGCAGTGGTTTGAAGAACCACGTGTCGGGGGTTCGATTCCCTCCGAAGGCACCATGCCCGTGTAGTCCAATTGGAAGAGGCGCCTGGTTTAGGTCCAGGATGTTGGGGGTTCGAGTCCCTCCACGGGTACCAGTTTAATGCCGGATTAGCTCAGCGGTAGAGCGTCTCGTTTACACCGAGAGGGTCGGCGGTTCAATCCCGTCATCCGGTACCAAATTTGCCCTCGTAGCTCAACTGGATAGAGCACTTGATTACGAATCAAACGGTTGTAGGCTCGAATCCTACCGAGGGCACCATTTATTTTTAACTGCATGCGTTTTTTAGTGTACAAATTATGTAAACTGCTGTAGATTGAATAATAAGAAATGGAGATGGAGATTATAATGACTAATTCTGATTATTTGACTATGGCTGAAAATCGCTTCGCATCAGTTCAACGCTACTTTCCTAATTCTTCTGAGTTTAATCGGTTGTTTAATATCATTCTTGATATGACAAACAAGATGACTGACGAAGAACGCAATCAGCATAACGCAAAGAAGATTGAAACTCCTGAACAAAAGCTTGCTCATTTGAAAGAAGAACAGCGAGTGCTTGATCAGATGTCAATGAATAAAGATAGCAACAGCATATAAATAGGATTATACTATGATTAAGAAAGTTGAAATGCACATTAGCGAACATGTCCTCGATGAGGATGATGGTCCAGGTGAACAATCGATTAATGTCAATCTTTTCGTTCAAGGGATAGGTGCAACTCCTGCTGAGAAGGCAGCGATTCGCACCATCATGAATGCGGCTCAGTTGTATATCAAAACCGAATTAAAAGAGTTAAAGTAAAGTTTATTCCCTAATGGCGCAGCGGTAGCGCAGTTGACTGTTAATCAATTGGTCGGAGGTTCGAATCCTTCTTAGGGAGCCAGTTTGAATGTAATGGAAGTTCCTGTGGCGACCAAGCGATTGGGGGAGGATAGGAACGTAAAGAGCGAAATTACCGTCTGTAGCGAGACGACACCTCAGTAGCCATTACATTCATCGTATATCAGCCTCGACGGAGGCTGTAAGAAGTGTGACTGAATAATCCCCTCGTCAGTGGGGATAAGGTAGACTCGGGGAGTGGTACTCCTCTTAACCAGGAACGAGTCGTTGGCTGAGATTACAGATAGTAATTGACTGGGTCATGGAGGTACAACTGAATCCTCCCACTTCGCTTTTATTCATGGAGTTAGTTATGTGGCGTATTTGGGCAAAAGCCTTAGGTGAAAAAGCATCTTCCTGTGATCGCGAATCTGATAAGGTCGCTTGGATCCGGACGTTGATTATTGTTCAATCCGTCATAGCAAACATTTTTCTGATTGCAAATGCAATCCATCATTGGTAAGGAATAATTATGGTAGAAACAATTTCGGTTAAACGTTCATGGAACAAGTATGATGATAACACTCAGGAACTTCCTGAAATTGTTCCTAACGTCGTATTTAAGACTCGCGTACGCGATGACGAGATGACTTTATTGAAGCATCCTAACCCATATCGCTGGGAAGATAAGACTTCGTTCGACTACTTTGCTAAGAAGCGTGTAGTTCTCTTCTCATTGCCTGGAGCATTCACTCCGACCTGCTCGACATATCAACTTCCTGGCTTCGAAGAAAACTTCAAGGCATTCAAGGAACTTGGTATCGACGACATTCTCTGTATATCGGTCAACGATGCTTTTGTAATGAATTGCTGGGCTAAGCAGCAGAAGATCAAGAAGGTGAAGATGATTCCTGACGGATCTGCCAAGTTTACTCATAAGATGAAGATGAGTGTCGCCAAGGACAATCTTGGTTTCGGTGAACGTTCATGGCGTTATGCATGTATCGTCGAGAATGGCAAGATCCTCAAATGGTTCATCGAACCTGGCATGGAAGACAATGCCGGAGAAGATCCATACGGTGAGACTTCTCCAGAAAACATCTTAAACTGGTTGAAAGAAAATGGATAATAAAAAGATCGTAGCTGGAGTTGCTGGCATCGCAGTCGTAGGAATCCTTTCCTATTTTGGCTATCGCCTTGTCAAGGAATTCAACGAACTTGATATCGATTTCTTCGGAGAGAATATCGAAGATTCGTATCATCAGAGGTATCCAACCAAAAATGGCAACGAATAAAGCCACGACAAATGTGATGAATCGTAAATGCGGTGACTGCACTGCATGTTGCGAAGGATGGCAGAGCGCAAATATCAATGGACATGAAATGTTCCCTGGTAGGCCATGTCATTTCTTCGGAAAGACTTGCACCATCTATGAGTTTCGGCCGCAGACATGCACGAGTTATTTTTGCTCGTGGATGCTCGATGATAAGAAAGTATTTCCAGAATGGTTTCGGCCAGATCTCTCAGGCGTGATCTTAACGCATCGCGATTGGGAAGGCGGAACGTATCTTGAAGTACGAGAGACTGGCAAAGAAATAACGCCGAGTGTCTTGTCGTGGATCTATGAATATGGCGCTCGTAACAACATGTATCTACGAGTTCAGGTCAAAGGAACATGGCATAGCCATGGCGACCAACACTTCGCAGAAAGCTTTCCTACCACAGATCGCTAAAATCTTTTTGAAAAAAAACGCATTCGGACTTGTTCTGAGTGCGTTTTTTTGTGTACATTATATCGAAAACAATATAAGGTGGAACTATAATCAAGAAGGAAGAAAAAATGATTAAGGTTTATCAGATCCAACTTACCAACGCCGAGATCGACATGATCAATAGCGGCGAAACTAGCGACCGTATCAAGGCTTACTTCGATCGTAGCTTCGAAGGCAAATTTAAAGCTGAGAACTTCCAGTACTACACTCACGTTGCTACTGTTGATACTCGCGACATGGAAGAAGCATTCAAGTGCATGAACCTTTGGCATAACGACAAAGTACAGAAGGTAACATCCACTGTTTCTTCAATGTCAGTCGGTGACATCCTCGAATATAACGGTCAGCTTTATTACTGCGCTTCGTTCGGCTTCACACTTCTTGAAAATTATCAAAAGGATTGAGATTATGTTTAAGATAAATGACAATAGAGGTTTTTCGGTTACATTTGACAATGGTTACACCGTGAGTGTACAATTTGGCCCGGGTAGCTATAGCAGCAATCGTACTGAACCTTACGATCCATCAATGAGCGTTCCACAAACGGCATTTTTGGCAGAGACTGCTTTAATTGGTCCTGATGAAGAGTTTGTAAAGTATGATGGTGATGATGTGCAAGCATATCGCAACCCTGCAGAAGTGTTGGCATTGTTGAATTATGCGGCGGCAATCTCTAATGACTAATTTCCTCGAAACCATTAAATGGATTGGGACCGTTTGTGTCATCATTGCCGCGGCATGTCGAGCATTCGAATTTCATGAGGCAGATCTTCTGATCTCGATTGTAGGTGCCAGTCTTTGGGGATATGCATCGATCGTCATGAAGGACAAAGCACTTTTTGTTGTAAATGCATTTATCGTTGGTATTTTAATTGTAGGAGTTATTGTATGAAGTTTGATCCATGGACCGATCGAGTCTTTGTTCGTCGTTTGAAGAACGTTCTTGTGGCATCTCAGCGCGCTGAAAACCCTGAGTTTAAAGCGATGTGGCTAAAGAAGTTTGACGAGCTGTTCCTAAATGCTGAATAAATAACCTTACTATAGTTTTTTGTGAGGTGAATTTTGTCTACATTTATTCGTTCTAGGTTAAAAGCCTATCAGATCCAGCGTTTGGCTATCGACCTTTTTGGGTTCTGTAATGCCAAATGCTGGTATTGTCCTGTCAAGTACATTCCTCAGCCAGAATCTGGCATGAAGCAGATGCCTATTGAGGATGTCGAGAAGATCTTTCGAAAACTTATTGTCGAACGAGAGACACCGAATGGTGTAGTCAGCCCAGATTTCGAGCTCTTTCTTACCACACACTACAGTGAAGTGCTACTATACAAAGACTTCGAGAAGCTACTCGAGTTGGCAAAGCACTATGGACTGAAGACTTTCGTGCTAAGTAACGGTGTCAATCTGACACCTGATAAGCTTGATATCATCAACAAGTATACTCCTTCTGTCATTCAAGAAATCGCTCTCAACATTCCTGCCTATGAGAATGCTGAAGTTTGGTCGAAGAGATCAGGATTTCCTGCGAAACGATTCGATGATATGATGGCAAATCTTCAAAACTTGCATGATCATCCTGTGACTCGTAAGCTTGCAGGCAGAGTGAAGCTGATTGTCAATGGTGTCAACGAACTGTCGTTTAAGACAGGATCTTTGAAGAAGGGTCCGAAGTTTGAAGAACTTGGCATCGATCTTGACATGCAGACAGGCGAGCATCAGAGGCAAGTAGATATTGCTACGAAGATGTTTCCTAAATTTGACATTGAGAAGTCTGATCTGATCGATCGTACTGGCCTCATCGGTCAGTATATTACCGAAGAAGAATACATGAAGGATCGTATGAAGAATCGTACGGTCGTTGGTTGCAATAATTGGGGTGATCGAAACTACGAGTGGCTAAGCGTCAATTCGAGTGGAAATGCTATTCTCTGTTGCAATGACTATAACTTTGATTATATCTTTGGTAACATTCTCGAACAAGAACTGAGCGAAATGTGGCACAGCGAGAAGCACGTCGCGACCATCGACAGAGCCTATAACAACATTTGTACAAAGTGTAGCGCATCAGTCACGAAATAGTATAAATAGTCCTATGGGTTACGATACTATATTCAAACTTATTGGTGATGTCGGATTCCCCATCGCAGCAGCATTGCTCGGTGGGGTTTTTGTTTACTTCGTTATCAACTATATCCTTGAGAGCGTCGTGAAGGCGATCAAAGGGATGCAGGGTATTATTATGGGGCTTGACAACAGAGTCAAGACGATGAACCATGATATTATTCGCGTTGATGCAGTGGTAAGTTCAGCTCTTGGTCTGAAGCCAGATCTCGACAGAATCGCACGAGCAGACGGGAAGAACGATGCTCGGAAAGATTAATGGATCCACAAATAATTGCAGAACTCGTAAAACAATATGGATTTCCAATTGTCGCAGCGGTCGGCATGGGTTATTTTGTGTGGTTCATCTATAAGTTCGTAACTGATAGATTGATGCCATTAATTGGCGAAACAAATGTAATTTTAATTGCCTTAATTGATCGTGTCCGTATGTTGGATAACGATCTCATTCGATTGAATCAGAAGGTGAACGTTGTATTGCAGATAAAGGAAGATCACAGTGAACATAAATCTAAAGATTGAAATCGTTAAGATCTTCTCGCTTGAATTTAGTCTTTCTTCGAACAAAGATATACTTGTAAAGAGGGAAAAGAAAGATGAAAAAGAGTCTGCTCCTGCTAGCTCTGATACTAAGCAGTCCAGCAAAAGCTGATCCACTCGTACAGCAGTTTAAAAGTCCGTCCTTCAATGGATATGGATGGTCACAACATGTGCAGGCAATCGATGCACAAGAACGTTCTCGTGAACAAGCAATCAAAGATGCAGAAGCAGCAAAAGCGGCTCTTGCAAAAGCTGAAGCTTCGAACACTCCGCTTGCAAAGTTTATGGCTCTGTTTACCTCTCAGGTATATGCTCAGCTAGCCACACAGCTTTCAAACAATCTCTTTGCCGAAGGTTCTGCTCAGCAAGGCATGTTCAATCTCGATGGTAACACAATTAGCTATGTAAAAACTGGCACATCTGTGACGTTGACAGTTGTCGACAAATTTGGTAACACGACAGTCGTGACTGTTCCTATCGCAACGTTTGCGTTTTAAGGAGAAGTCATGAAAAAGCTAATTTTACTTCCACTGCTTCTTGTCACAACTGCCTGCGCAGGCGGAGTGCATCCTCATCTCAATCAGTCGTATCTGATGAGAGAAGATGCCGAGGTAGAAAGATTTGCAAATCCTAAGTTGTTCAGAACTCTACCAGAACTTGACGGTCAGGTAATTCCGATTGCCATCTACTCGTTCACTGATAGAACAGGACAACGCAAACCTTCTGCTACTCAAGCCAGCTTCTCGACAGCCGTGACTCAAGGTGCAGATGCTTATGTTATCAAAACATTGGCAGATGTCGGAGATGGCAAATGGTTTAAACCGGTCGAGCGTGTAGGCATCGATTCTTTGATTAAAGAACGTCAGCTCGTAAGACAGATGAGAGAGCAACAACTCGGAGAAGGTGCTGAGCCACTTCCTCCTCTCATGGTTGCAGGTATCATTCTTGAAGGTGGTATTATTGACTATAGTTCAAATACCAAAACTGGTGGTAATGGTGCACGATTCCTTGGGATCGGGCCTTATCAGCAGTATGCAGAAGATCAAGTTACTATTAGTATGCGACTCGTATCAGTACAGACAGGAGAAGTCCTGACCTCTGTCACTGTTGAGAAGAATCTGCTCTCTACGTCCGAGGGAGTGACAGCATTTAAGTTTTTTGACATGGCAACAAAGGCTTTTGAATTTGATGGACAACAAACATCGAATGAAGCAGGTAGTTATGCGATCCGTTCAGCCATAGAAACGGCCGTGGTGGAATTGATCAAGGACGGTGAACGTAAAGGTCTATGGAGATTTAAGCAAAAGGAAGCAACAAATGAAGGTAATTAAATCTTTATTCGTTGGAGCTGCTCTTCTTTATGGAACATCTGCGATTGCACAAACAGTGCTACCAACAGCCCCAACTCCACCAGCAATTGTAACTACGTCACCGAATGAAGTGACTGCAGCTGCAGTAGCTACAACAAACAAAGTATATATCGACCAAGAAGGTGGTAATGTAGATGTTAACGTTGTTCAAACTGGTACTGCTAATATCATTGGCGACAATGCTGATCCTATCTATTTACGAGGTGATAATCAAAGTGTCATCGCTGTTCAAACCGGTAACGGAAACGAACTCTACATGGGCGTGGTCTCCGCTACAGGAGCAACAGGAATCGCAGCAGTAACCGTTCGTCAGATCGGTAATCTTAACACTGCAGACATTCGTTGTGGCACGCTGCAATCTGATGCTATCTGTAACAAGTTTGATCTGAATGCCAGATTTACAGGCGATTCAAACTCGCTCGTATTCCATGGTTCAGGCGAAAACATTCGCAACTCGATGGATATCACTGGTGACAACAACGCATTCAACATCGATGCACTCTCGCCTAACGCAACTCAAACCATTCTCGTGACTGGTGATTACAATGACTTCGACGTGACACAGACAGGTCTCGGCGGAACATTCGGCCATTCGCTGTATGTGAACCTCATAGGTACACTGAACACCATTACAACCCAACAGTACGGAGCTTCTGAAACCGTAATCAATATTAACTCGGCGGGTTCAAATGGTACGTTTAATATTAAAACTGGCCATTAATGCACTCTTTCTGATATCGGTTCCCGCCTTTGCAGGTGTGGGATCGATATCAGAATTTCAGGGTGGAGGTTCTGTAAAGCGTGGTGCAAAGGTTGCACCTGCTGCTAAAGGCTCGAGTATCGAGAAGAACGATACTGTGTCGACCAATTCTCAGGGTAAATTTAAGATTCGATTCGTCGATGCCACCACGGTGAACATCACACAGAATTCAAGGTTGGTTATCGACGACTTCGTATATGATGGAAACAATAAGAGTAAGGGCAAGATCGGCCTGAAGCTTGCCTTAGGAACGGCAAGATATACTTCTGGTGCGATTGCTCATGGTAACGCACGTGGAGTTGGTATACGTACACCGACTGCAACGATCGCCGTAAGAGGTACAGACTTTGTCATGTCTGTCGACGAGGC